TGGCGAGAATGTCGAGATGGTTGGAGAATACCAGCGCGTATTCAAAGACGACAGGCTGGACATACCTACCATTATGTTCTTGGACTATGCTGATGACACCAGACAGATTGACCTTAAATGCAGCCTACCAATGGCTAACCCACCAAAGAAGGATGGCACTAGGACATGGCGTATACCAAAGCCAAAGACTGAACCTACTTGGAATCAGGTGGCGCAGCAAGCAGTCTACTGGAAAGGCACCGGCCTAAAACCAGCCTTGCTGTTTGTTACTGGTGAAGGCTATAACCTATGCACACCTGACAACTGTGACATGCTGAGTGAGGAAGCATTGGAAGATGCTTATGAAAGAATTGTGCAGCGGTGGCTGACTATTCAAAACCTAATGAAAGCCGCGCACGGCAACTGGAAAACGCTGTTTGGTATGGTTGCACCAGACTTTGCAGAGATAGCCCAGCGACACGGCCCCGAAATACTGGAGATTGCTAAACAAACTTGGAGGGTGGAGTGAAATATTTATTGATAGCTGTGTTTATGACCAGCACAAGCGAGGGCAAGGTGCATGTCGTTGATAGCTTTGACGCCATATCCAAATGCCATGTGAGACTGACAGAGATAGGGTTTGATAACCCAACTCAGCACATGTTCTGCATGGTTATGGAAGATGGCGTGGATTGGAGAGTAGAATGACTGTACCAACTTTTGAGGAGATACGCGAGGCGTTGAAGGTGCCAAGAATATATGAACTTGATGTGCCGGTAATCAGTAGAGTCGAGGCCAGAACAAAGGGCGTCACAAGATACTTCACAGGCACCAAGTGCAAGCACGGTCATATTAGTGAGAGGAACACTTTGAGTGGTGCTTGTATCGCTTGCGACAGAGTAAACTATGAACTTAGGAGGGTAAGTAATGACTGAGGTAGAAGCGGAACACGCACAGGCGATTGACTTAACACAAGAACGCATCAATCGTTTGGAAAAGGATATGGCACATGCAACCAAGCAGATAGAGGAACTGCATACTATGCTGGCTGCATTTATGAAAGCGATTACCGAATATCAAGAGGAGGCTAACGACAATGAGTAATATTCAAGAGGCAATGGCTCTGGTCAATGAACTATACAAAGGCCACGCCATCAAACAAAAGGGCGGCAAGATGTACCTACAGGTGGTGCATCGTGTCGAGGCCTTCCGTCGCACACTAGGTGCAGAGTTTGGAATTGATACACAAATAATTGTGGACGATGGACACCGTGTCGTAGTCAAAGCTGTTGTTACAAACAAGGATGGTATTACTGTTGGGTCTGGCATGGCTGAAGAAATCAGAGGGCAAGGCCATGTCAACACAACTTCAGCCTTGGAAAATGCTGAGACATCTGCTATAGGCAGGGCGTTAGCTAGTCTTGGCTTATCCGGCGGTGAATACGCATCTGCTAATGAGATGGATGCTGTACCCCGCAAGGCACATAACATCGAACAGAATCAGGCGGCGGCTGTTGAGAAAAAAGACCCTCCAAGTCAAGCGTCTCCGGCCCCGTCTGAGCCTACCGCAGAACTTACCCAAGAAGAACTGGACAAGAAGCACGATAAGAGTGTGTACTTGGACATGCAGTCTCAACTGCGCCAGATGAAGCACGTTAATAACGTACATACTCTGTTCGATAGAATGAAACCAAAGATACAAGAGATAAAGAAACGTAATCCAGAGGCAGCACAACACATAGTTAAGCTGTTCCTTGATGCCGAGCAAAGCCTGACAAAAGGAGAAAACTAATGGCCTTGAAGAAACTCACAACGATTCGCTGCTTTGCGAATGACCCAGACAAGAAAGCCACACACGGCAACTCTAACTGGAAGCCATACAACGGCAAAGAACCTACTGATGTAGTTCTAAGCAAGGATGTGCGTCACAGTGTGTCTGTATTCCAGAATGATGACGGGTCTATTGATGTTGTTATCAATGAACGCACTATGGATGACCGTTCAAGCGGCGAAAGCATAGCTGCTAACGTAAGACAAGGCGGTATGCGTAAAATTGCTGAGTCTATTGAACAGCCAGTACAACCAAAGTCACCCATGGCGTTAGATGATGACTCAATCCCATTCTAATTTAGAGGCGGCTTTCCATGCCTTAGACCATTGCAAGGATGTACTCTTGGAACGGTCTAAGTATGGGGCTGTTGGCGATAACTTCAGGCAGATTAGTGATATGGGGTCTATGATTACAGGCCACAAGATGACTGAGACACAGGTATGTGCGTTTATGATAGCTGTGAAACTGTCCAGGTTATCAGCCAAGGATGAGTTAGGGCTGAACTGTAACCACATAGACTCATTCGTTGACATCATAGGCTACAGTGCCATTGCTTTAGAACTGCTAGACAATGGCAAGAAAAAAGGTTGATACACGGCAACTTAAGTGTGCTGTGTGCGGGTATAAACACTATGCTAAAGATGGCGGGTGGGTAATCTTAGGAAGTGGTAAGGCCATCTGCTATTCATTGGAGGGTAGAAACTGTTATGGAAAGATGCAAATGCTGCGGTCAGATAAAGCTAGGCCGCCCAAGGAAGGTAAGAGGACGCTGGACATTCTTAAAGAATTTGAAAGCTGGTGATGCAATTACCTTTGATAACTGTGACGAACACGAGAAGGCAAGGGATGCTGTAAGATACTACAACATCCCACACAAAACCTTCAAACACAAAGACGGGACTGGCTACAGCCTAGTTATTTCTTCTTAGACTTCATAATCTTTTTCTGCAAAGCGGCTGGCAATGTCTTCTGCTTTGCAGTTAGCTTCTTCTTTGCTGGACGACCTTTTTTTGAACCATAGGTTCCTTTTCCCATAGGCATGTTAGCAATCCCACTTCCTTAATGCTTTGTTGATACGACTGTTCGGGTCACGCGCTGTTTTCTTGCTAGTCAACTTGCGCTTCATGCCCTTCATTCTAGCACAAAAACTCTTTCTACGGGCAGCAGATTTCTTAGATTTCTTGGCTTGTTTACGGGACACAGGTGGCTTTAGGTTCATTCCCTGCCGCTTGGCAGACGCACGGCCCTTGGCGTTGAGTCCACCTGATTTGCTTTTGCCAGCTTTGCGCTGCCATGCTGGTGTCTTAGCCATCTTTCTTCAGCCCGTGGACGTATCCATCTGTCTTGTTGTATGTAAGCGACTCTGCGCGACCATGTTCAACGTAGCTACAATGTATCCAGCCAGTGTTACCGCCAGTATAGCACTCAAGAATAAGCTGGTCATAGTCTAGGTTGTCCTCAATCCATCTAGCCAAGTCATAGTTATCTATGCCTGGCACTTCAAAGTCTGCCGCCTGTCCTTTAGCGTGTTGGCTGTCTAAACTACTGCCAATAGCAACGCACAACTCTGGGCTGCGGTATCCTGATGACACCATAAACGGCCCAAACTCATCACGAATCGGCTGTAATATTTTCTCACATAACGCCTCCATACTCTCAATATGAATTTGGCTAGGCGTATTCGGTATGCCCTTACGTTCAGCAGTCTGGCTTTTGACCATCTCCTCTAACGTAAAGTTCGGCGACAGATAGTGTGTCATTTCTTTTTATTCTTTGCTGTCTTTGCCGACTTCTTGAACGCCTTTGCTGTTGGTGCGCCTTTGCTTCCAGGCTTGCGCATCTTCTCTCCAGAACCAGCTTTAATGCGTTTCCGCTTGGCATGTATGTTCGCATATAGACCTTTCCCTGGCATCACTTTCTCCTAAATTTATCAACACCTTTGAGTCCTAATCCGGCAAGAATAGTAACATATAAAATGTTTTGATACCATTGCGGCAGTTCATTCAGCCGTGCAAATCCTGACTTGACCAGTTCTTCCATGCCAGGGACAAAGCTAAGTATGCAGGGAATGAGTACAACAATCGTTATAATCTCATCCTTGAAGCTGGACTTGGTTGACTCAGCCATGATGAGTTCCCACTTGGAATCATGCTGGGCAGCAGTCTTCATTATCTCTGACTTGGCTTTCTGCTTCTCTACCTTACCTTCTAAGAATGTTTGGGCAAGGCTACCAACTACGCCTAGTAACTGTATCATTTCCCTCTTGCCTCCCTGCCCAAGTACAGGCCATATATGCCTGTCATAACGCCCATAATCACAGATACAAATGCAGACTGTGCTGTGGTTGGGTCTTCTAAGTTCATAAACCATTCGGCACAACGCCATGACATGACAACACTAGCTATCATTGTCAGCTTTGCTGTGATGTTTACCTTGATATATCTTTCAAACCAGTCAGCCATTTCTGTTTGCCCTTACTGTCGCCAACGCCTTATTAAACGAATGCAGTTCCGCTTTAGGGTCATCAAAAAGCTGGGGCGGCATGCGCTTAGTCTTTTGGTGCATTTGTTTAGTTGGCACGAACAACGCTTTACGGTGGTCATAGCCCACACAGCATAATATGTCATAGTCTTTCTCATCCGGTAAAGTTTTAGTCTTACATCCACTAGCCAGTTGAAAATGGTAACTCGGATTCCGCTTACCTTTATCAATAGCCATCTTCGCAGTCTTAACTTGTATCCTAATATATTCATCATCTTTCCACGCCACTAAATCTACTTTATCTTGCTGGGCAAGGGACACCCGCCAGCCCAGTGATAACACGACTGCGGCGGCTATGTATTCGCCAATAAGTCCTGTCGTGGTACTCACTCCATTAGCCGAAAGCCATCCATAATATGAATAGCAATGCTGTCCCCGTTAGTAATCCTAGTACCACTATCGCAACCACTTCCATTATCTGATGTCTACGTTCTTGCTGCTTATATATAGCTTCTTGCCTCTGTTTTCTTATCTTGCCCTCTAACTGTATCAAATCAGCCCAGGCCTGTGGCCCGTAGGACATGTTAAGAAACGTCTTGAGTTCCTGTCTTTGGGCTTCTAGTTTTTTCTTAGCTGCATAGGCTGCTAGTGCTTCTTCCTCAACGGAACCAGCGGCAAACAACTTCTTGAATAGCGGTGGGTTAGTGGTCTGCTTGGTAGCCTGGTCAACGTCAGATGCCATCTTCATCCAACGCGACACATCAGTGATGCAAGACTCCATGTCCCGCCCTGCTGCTATCATTTGTTTTATGCTGTTGAAAGCGGCTGTTGCGCCGGAGACTGCTGCCGCTATTGTGATGGGTTCCATGAGGACAACATACCTTGTCTTAGTATTTTACACTTGTAAGATTTGGGCATAATAGCCCCCTCATGCATACTAGCTATGTCGTTTCCCATCTCATGCGCACGTTGTACGCACTTCTCTCTATCTTCGTATGGGCCTCTTGTATCGTGGTATTCCCAGCATTGGTCTGGTGAAGCAACCATACAAGCTAATACAATCGCCTTAAACATCTTTTCCAATTAGCTTTTGAACGGTCTTGGTTTCCCATATCCGTATCAAAACCCACACACCAGTTACCAAAGCCACCGCATCTGGTGCCATCTCAAGCCAAGCCGCTACTGTACCTGTGCCAGCCGCAACGTCAACGATGACTTTGTTTTCTTCGTTCACGCTAAGTCTCCGTGTAAATTACAGGTAACAATTTCGCAATCTTCCTCATAGCTTAATGCTAGATGCCCAGTATGAAACATAATTCTACTAGTTGACCTTGAATAAGTTGTATTTCTTTCAGTTATGCCCCTAAAAAAAGTGTTTGCCCCCTCTAATGCGGAACCTGCACAACTATAGTTTGCATTGTTAAATGCTGACGTTGTATTAGGCCCGTAATTCGCTGTTCCCGCATCTGTTAAACTAGAAACATTGCTTGAATCCCTGACTGCAATAGTTCCCGTGCCATTAAAATTTACCCAAGCCTTCGCCAGTCCCTCAACAGCATTAGGGCCGCTAGAGATACCGCCGCCAAACTCAGCTAGTTCTGCTGCTTTACTCATGCTAAGTCTCCGTGTGAAACACCTTCTATAACTGCATCAACAAATGATGGTGCAGTATAATTTCTGTATTGAATTGAAGATGATGAAGCAGGTAACGCCCATTCAAAACCATCAGCATCAACAGACTGCACTGCTGTAGCAATATCTAAAATAGCACTAAAAGCATTTGTTAAGTTTAAGGTGTAGGTTCCAGTGCTTGTATCTGTCGCTGATGAGACATTTAAACTGCTATCAAGACGTGCTGTCGCAATAGTCCCATCAACTCTTGCCCAAGCCTTCGCACTACCATTGGCAACATAACTCATGCCCACGCTGTTATTACCGCTGGCATCCTTCAGGGTGTTTACTCTAAGTTCGCTTGCCATTATGCTAAATCTCCGTGTGCTGCACACATAACAACACCTACATCAAAAAAAGTCGTGCCAGCTAATTCAAGTACTCTAAACTTTCCTGTAGTCACATCAGTAGCACTTACGCTTCCAAACATTCCAGCCTGACTGGTACTGGAATCACGGCTTGAGAAACCATAATATGCGTAGTCATCATTAGCCATATCATTGTTAATCGTTACAGTGTAAGTTCCAGTGCCGTTATCTACTATGCCAGAAACATTGAAGCTATCGTTTATGGATATTGTGCCTGTTCCGTTAAATCTAATCCAAGCCTTCGCCAACCCCTGCTGAAGTGACTGCGTTGCTGCCCCACCCTCAGATGTAACAGTAATGTCACCCGCCGCTGTGATACCTTGCAGTTCATCTACTTTAAGAATACTAGCCATTATGCGAGGTCTCCGTG